GTTTTCAATAATATTTTTCATATTTAATTGTTCCTTTGAAGCACGGCCCTTGCCATCCTTCATCTCGATGAACAGTCCGTGGTAGTCTTTATTGGGTAGCGGTATGTTAATGTCAGGGATGCCAGCAACCACGCCCATGAGTTTGAATTTGTGTGCCTCAGTCTTTGACCTACGGCCACCGTTGGGTATATGATGTGCCGCTTCAAGCCCTGGTATCTCGCGCGCCTTCTTCCGCACGTAGTTCATAAACTTTACCTGCTCCATGTATTCACTCATACCGACTCCTCCTTCTTCCTTGGGTCATCACATCGCTGTAAAAAGTCAAGCGGCACCATCTTAGTCACCTTCCTTAGTGGGCTTGTACCGTCTCGCCAATAGCGTACATCGGCCTGTTCGATACCGCCAGCGATAACATGTCTGTGGATGCGGCCTATACGTTCCTCGTTAATGTCCATTACAAAGTCGCCCACAGAGAGATTGCGTACTGTCTTTTTCGTAAGCTCTGTACGCCCCTGCTTCGTGTTGCGTTCTGATATGAACCCTTCTGCGTTTACTACTTCACATGCACTCATTGTTGTAGATCTCCATATATTGCATCTTCTGCTCTGCGATTAACATAATCGAACGTGTCTGATCGACCGCATTTTAGCTCCTTCGCCACCTTTCTACCAACCATCACTTCTATAACAGTGTCACCAATAGAGTGATCCAGAAAGACCTCATTACCATTAATCCTACCAAGTGACTGAACCTCCCCTGGCGGTTTCCATCCATGTTCCATAAGCGCCTTCTTGATTTGCTTGTCAGCGACGCTCAGTACTCTCCGAATTATGGTATTCTCGCTGCTCGGAGAATCTTCGTGAGAGCCTTCAAATATTGTTTGAACCATCTTTGATCCATCAAACATAAGCCTTATCTGTATACTGTCATTTCTTACACTATGCTGTTGTCCATGCTCCATTGTCTTTCCTCCTTAAAACGGCAGATCATCTGGATCATTAGTTGACCAGTAATCATCTGGGTTATATTCTCGTACCGTTTCCTCTTCAGGAAATGGTGGTGGTTCCGGCTTCGCCTTTGGCACACCGAACTTAACATCTAATATCTCTGGGAACTTACCGGCTGTCTTAACCTTGATTGCAGCCACAGGAGTCCAGTCGATAAGCAGCGCGTCTGCTACGCTCCCTGGTGGCGTTACCTTACGCCTCAGTGACCATGACTCCGCTTTACGCCTTGCAAACCCTGTATGCTCTAAGCAGATCCATTCAGAGTACTTGTCAAAGTCGTTAAGCCAGTAGTCAACCCGCATGGAATCCTTCTTACCTAGCTTCTGATGCCGATTATACGTTGTGCCGACTACTTCGACCCACTCTATAGACTCCTCTTCCATAAGCGGTGCGTCAGACGCGGTACGCTCAAGGTTAGGCTCTGGTTCTGGGAAGTCGTATCCGCAATCAGGACAGACCATGATAGACAGGTGAAGCAGTGCAAGGCATTCAGGGCATTCCTTAATAGGTGCCTCGCCCTCGCCTTGTCCAGCACCGGATTTCTGCATAGTCTTGTGGTCGATCATATCAATAGCGCCATGCCTCTCGATGTTACCCCCATAGTCTAAGACCATACACTTGTCCTTGCCTTCAGATGTACGCAACCCCCTTCCGATTATCTGGACATACAGACCGGTTGAATTGGTTGCCCGACACAGGATTATGAGGTCGATGTGGGGCGCGTCGAATCCAGTTGTAAGAACACCGTAATTAATCAGCCAGCGATATTTTTTCTCCTTATACTCTCTGATTATGCGATCTCGTTCATCACGCTTGGTCTTACCGGAAACGACCTCCACCCGTTCGCCGGTGATATGGTTGATTACCTCTGCGAGGTGCATGGCATGTTTTATGCCTGATGCAAATATGAGTACGCCCTTACAGCCTTTGGACGCCTCAATTACCTCTGCGGTAATCGACTTGGTTACGCTATCAATATCGAAAGCCTCCTGAAGCTCCTTTTCGATATACTCACCACCGCGCATATGTACCGATGACAGGTCAACGTGTGTTACGCCTCTCCTGCCTGTCACCCTGCAAAGGTGTCCTAAATCAATAAGATCCTTTATTCGCACCTCATACGCGATGCCTGCAAAAAATGAATCCTTCTGTCCGTACATAACGCCTGAAGACAGGCGGTACGGTGTTGCGGTCATACCTACGATATCCATTCGCGGATTATGCTTCTTAAGCCCCTCAAGGAACTTACGGTACATGGAGTCGTCCTTATCCGGCAATAACTGAACTTCGTCTATTATTACCAGATCAGTATAGCCTATCTGCGCAACGTACTTGTGCGCGGTCTGGATGCCGCATACAAGGATCTGCGCGTTGAAGTCCTTCTGGCCCATGCTTGCCGAGCAGAACTTGATATCAGCGTCTGGCAATAGCGCCATTACCTTCTCTGTGTTCTGCTGAAGCAGTTCTTTGACATGCGATACCAGTAGAATGCGCATCTTCGGCGCGTCTGTTAATACCCTGTCAATAAGTCCAGCCTGGATGATAGACTTTCCAGCGCCGGGAGGCAAAACGAGCAGTGGATTACCCTTTCTCGTCTTGTACCAGCGATAGATACTGTCTACCGACTCCTGTTGATAAGTCCTTAGCTTAAACATGTTTTAACTTAAACATTGGTATGCAAGCATTCCGATGATTACGAACAGACACAGGAAATGGAACGCGACTACCATAACGGTGAGGCACGCGCTCGTTCCGTTGCCTCTCTTTGCATCTGACATAGCCCGACGCATCTCAAGGTGTTCGAGTAGGTCGTCTTTGAACTCTGTTGATGATGTGGATGAGGTTTTTTCTGACATAGTTGTTTCCTTATGTTTGGGGTGCAGGTGAACCCTACACCCCGTTTACATTACCAAGGCTTATCGCTTGTAGGTGCTGCACCACTCTCTGTGGCAGCTGCGGTAGCGGTGCCGACGTTGGACGCTGCTTTCGCGCTGAACTCGCGCTCACTGCAATAGTCCTTGACCTTCTCTTTCATCTCGCCCTGATACTCTTCGTGAGCGATCTTGACACCCATAGGGATGTTGTAAAGGGCTTCGCCGTTCGCAGGCTTCGGCACGTTTACGCAGCGGCAGATCTTACCGAACTGACGCTTTGCGATCTCCTGGGTCTTCTGAGCCTTTGCACCGGCATTCCACATGTGGCACATATCCCAGACCTTACGACCTTTGAAGTTACCGTCTGCAACGGTGTATTCAATCTTCATGTAACCGACCGGTACACCTTCCTTCTCTGGACGCTCGATGTTTGTGATCAGTACGAGATACCAGCCCTTCGGGATGGCGTCGAAGTCGCCGTAATCATCTTGTTGGTCTGCGTCAAATCCTGTGAAATCAATACTCATAATTATTCTCCTGCTTGTTTTTTGCTTGCTTCTGCCAGCACAGCTTTGTACCATGCGTCATAGGACAGTTCAATTTCGTATGGCAGTTGGCCGAATACTCCGCGACCGCCGCCTGGGTGAGTTGGACGCTCCTGTGTATATAGGTAGCGCGTTCCTGATGAAGTAGCCTTTACTTCCTTTTTGTTAAACCCTCCTTCTTCCGATTTTGTATACGTCTTTGTGTTTGCGAATAAGATACAGTCAGCCCAACGGTACATGAGCGATGCAGCTTTCTGGTTAATGTCCCACGCATAGCGGGTGTAGCTATCTGTCATAGGATCGTTAAACGTGCCGGTTGAGATGTGGCCGATGATAATGGTAGCGATACCCTTCTCACGGATAGCGTCTAATCCAGCAGCAAGGAACTGCCACTTGTTAACCGCTTCGGTATAGCCTTTGCCGTAACCGCCGCCAACCTTCTCGATAGAATCGACCTTTGCCTCTTCGCATACCCGTTTCCAGATAAGCGGCTCAAGTGCTGATGACGAGTCGATAACAAGTGTCTGAAAATCGTGCTCCTCTTCGATAAGCGTTCTGATTGCTTCCTTAACGTCATCGTAGGTTTCGGCCACAGGGAATTTTGAAACGTCCAGTGCGTCGATACCTTCCTCGCCTTTAATAGGGAGAAAGATAGGATTAGGTGCTTGGCCTGCTACCGTTGATTTACCTACCTTTGCAGAACCGAGTAGAATCATGCGCGGCGGACGATTCTCAACTCCCTTCTTAATTGAACTTAAATCGAATTTACCCATTTGTTTAGTCTTCCCTTATCTTAATGGTTACGGTTCTGTCAGCCTGCTTTAGTACGGGTGCGTCAAGACCAGCTTCGGTGCATACCTTCTTCCAGTCGATCTTTTGTGCGGTGTACTTCTCGACGATTTCCTTTGGTGCCTTCTGACCGCCTGTTTCGTAGTCATATGTCTTACGACCTTTGTTGACCTTTACTATTACGCCGCCGAATGCGAAGTTGCCATGCTCAAGAGCTTTGCCTTTGATCTGGTCTTCGAGGTTCTTCAGCTCTTCCTGCTTCTGTTCCAGTTCCATCTTGAGCAGCTTGTACTTCTCAAGCATTACCTCTGGATCAGTTGGCAAGGTGGTTGGTGTTTGGGTTGTCTTGGTTTCAGGTTTGGCGATTTCCTGCTTCACTACTGGCTTTTCCTGGGATTCCGCTTCCCCATGAACAGCGCCGTTAAGATTCCACAAGTCCATAGTGGTTCTCCTTTTGTTGTTGGTTTCTACATCTGAAATACTACTATAATCGCATAGCAATACATTTCAAGCGTTTTGGTAAAATTTTATCTAAAAAGGTACGCCCCAAGTAAGCGTGTGCTCTGGGTTTACCTTGTCGGTTGTTACATATTCAGCGTTGAAGTTAAGCAGTCCGTTGTCGTATTCGATGAACGTCTTCTCGTCCGTATCAATCGGATGCGCCTCG